GGCTTCTGTGCAATGTGGTTTGTCACAGGATCAGTATCTGTAAGTGCAGGGTTTAGCATAGTTGAGTTACTATGGAAACCCCTGCAATACTTTATTCATGAGAGGATTTGGTACAAGTGGATTAAGTATGGGCTAGACAAGTGAGTGATCTTCAATCAAACTAATCACATCACTTGCTGTAATACTATTCTGACACTCAAACATTCTATCTGTACCCTTGTGCACAGGACACCAGTTCCAATCTCCTTTGTCAAATCTGTGCTTAGGACTATTCCAGCATCCATGACACACATTTGTTTTGGTCACTCGTATGCATTCAAACTCATGATTGTCTTCTGTGAAGTTCGCAATCATTACAACAGGAACATTTAGTGCCCACGCTAACCATGACAATCCGCTAGATAATCCTATAAAGAATTCACTGGAAGCAATTGCATCCATTGTATTCTGCATTGATCTATCCTCTAGGGGTTCGCAGTTCTCAAATGGGTTGTCCTCTAGTGAAACATTAATCACTCTGTATCCCTTTCTAGTAAGATAATTAATCAGCTCTTGCCATCCTTCTCTAGTCCAGAACTTACAACCAGCTGTTGAGTTAGTGGCTATTGTTACAATCTTACCATCAAATATATTCTCAGGAGTGTACGCTATTCTAGGCTTAATCTCTTTGTATTCTAGTCCTAGAATGTTTGTTGCTGTTTGCTGTAATGGAATGAGGTTTGGTTCCACTGGTTCTTTAGATGAATCATAAAACCACCCTATTGAATACATTGCGAATATATTACCCACTACTGTACCAGGTTCAACAAACTCTATCTCTGGATACACACTCTCAAACAAGAAGTTCTTGAACGTACTAACAACAACATGACACTTGTGCTTGATTCTAAACTCTTCTACATAGGGAATCCAGGCTATGCTATCTCCTAGGGATGAGCTTTCTAGTGATATGTAAACACGCTCACCAGTAAGATCAAGCTTGTAATCACGCACTAGGACATTGTTCTCCCAAATCTTTATATTCCATGCAGTGAACCATTGTCTACTCAGTCTTACCCAATGGTTTGCTTTTATTGTATTGTCATAGAGACAAATGTCGTTTTCATCATAGAACTTTGTTCTGTATTGCTTATTTGATCTACCAGTGATTTCTAGGAATGGTTGCTTGACAAAGTTGATGTTGATATTCATCTTCTGAAGCATCATCTCATTAGTAAGAACAGTGTTGTAGATGAACATCTGAACCACCTTGAAGTTGAACAATGCTTCACTCAGTGGTTTCTTAGTGGGTGCTTTGATTGATAGAAGTTGATTTAATACATCATCTTCTTTCAAAGGTGTGATCCAATCATCAAACATTCCACAATACTGAGGAAGATCTCTTGCTAGTATTGGTAGACCATGACTAGCTGCTTGACGAACAACTAAAGGATTACACTCCCATGTAGAGTTGAACATGAAGATGTCACATGCTGTCATGAACTTGTCAACATCACTACGTTCTCCCCATACATGCACATTAGCTGGAAGATCAATCATCAATGGTTCCCAATAGTGCTTGAAGTTGATTGCTTGATTTCCTACAAAGTGAAACTCCATGTCAGGAAGTTGTCTAGCTATTTCTACACCTTCTCCTTGATTCTTTCCTGGTGTCCACAGTCCCACGTTAAGTACATGTTTCTTCTGTGGGTCCATACCAAGCATAATCTTTTCGTAAAGCTTTTCTGCTTTTGATGGAATCTTATTCTCTATTGGATATTCTAGAACAAACTTTTGAGAAGGCATGTTTGCAAATGTCTCTAGATGATACTTTGTACAGAACACATAAGCATCAGGATGATACTTCTTCTCTATATCAGGCTTGAAATAAACATTGTGACATGTCTCTACAATCTTCCAGGTTCTGTCATTATCATAGAGCTCATTAAGAAGATCTATAGGGAAGTTGTTGACACTATCTTCCACCATCTCTTCTACATGCACAAGATGTATGTTATGTCTTTTGATGATGTCCATGAGCTCCATCTTGTTATCCACAAGTGTGTATATCTTGTGGACAAGTTTTTTGATCTCATTCTTCTGGACAACATATTCATCGCTGTGGTTGGAATATTCCACAACAATAATCTCTGCATCGAATCCTTCAAGAGCTTGTATTCTCTTAAGAAGCACTGATGGCATACCACCTGTTGATAGATGTGGAGCTAAGAATAGTATTTTTAGATTGTTGTGTTGGTTGACAATCTCACGCATTTCTTTCATTTTGTCAACTCGCTTCTCACCATGCATGACAAGAACATTCTCTTTACATTCAGCAATCTTGTGCCATTCTTTTAGATGGTATGTCCATCCAAGAAACTTGTATTCGTCATTGTAATAACCATTCAGCTCTTCTACAGAACCATTCATGTACAAATATGGCAGTCCATCAACATAATTGTATTTCCACAACAGAACGTTCAATAATGTCTCTTCGTGATATGGAGCATACAGTTCTCTGTTCTTAAGAATCTCTGGATGCTTGGACATTTGTTTCCATTCAGCAATGAATGGTAGAGAGGGTTGACCAGCTATGAATAGGTTTGTGGTTCTGTAATTCTTTCTGACAGATTGATCTACGCCAAAGAGTTGACATGCATGATACTCTGTTGTACCTGTCATGTCATCTCTGGTCTCGCACGCACCTCTACCATCGTAGAACATCCAATCATAGATTCCCTCTGTGGCAAGTACATAGGGTTCTCCATGATACATGTGAAAGATTCTGTCTAGATATTCAGTGGCTATAGAGTCGCTATCAACATATACAACAACATCTGCATGATTGAGAAGAGCATCTTCTATAACTGCTATGCGCTCAACAAGGATGTTGTAGATGTCCTTCTTCCCACGTTTGATATAGAAGTTACCATTACCATCTTTGTCGTATAGATCTTTTTCAGAAAGATTGATGTCCCATGGGACAACTTTAACATTTTTGCTTATGTAATAATTCTTATCAAAATTGCTACTTCCCATCAGATATACCAACACTGGCACATCACTTACAGCATTAATTGATAGGGCACATTGCTCTAATGTTGGTAGATACGCTTCTGTTCCATATAGAACATAAGCTCTTCTCATCTTCTGCATATAGTTATTTCTTTATTACAAACCAGCTTCCAAAAAATTCATTCGTAATATAGGAATTATTTCCTGTTTCTTTGCAAAACTTCTCAACAGCAGGATTCACACCAAACACTCCATGATAGACAGATCCACTCCAGATGTGTTTGTCAATTCCATTCTCATGAAACCGCTTATCTTCCCACCATTTGATTTTTAAATAATCATGCCCACATAACCAGCCACCTGGTTTTACCTTGGGCCACCATTTATCAATGTCTTCCTTAACAAATTCGTAAGCATGATTGGCATCTATGTATACAAAGTCTAGACTTTCGTTTGGAAAAATGCCACTGGCTACAGTAGATGTAGCTCTAATCATGACAGCTCTATCTTCAAGCCCTTTGATACTGTTCATAGCATCGCCATATACACCATGCTCAAAGTTGGAATGATTACTTGCATCAATGTATTCATCACCTAATGGTCTCCAAACATCCACCATGTAGAGTGTGCCATTCCAAATATTTAAGATTTCTTTTGAAAACTCTCCTTTGAACGTACCCACTTCAACTCCCTTACCTTCAGGCAATTGCGTGAATATTTCTTTGAAGAATTGGATTCTATTCTTTTCTATATCAATCATTTAGTATTGGTTTTTACGAATTAAATATATGAACTTTTGGTAGTTATGAATACATGTTATAAATTTACTACTATTCGCCAGAATTGAATAAAAAACTGTCCAACAAAAACTCCATAGCACACCTCCCCAGGGGTGTGCTTTGTTGTTTCAATCAATCGTAAATGAATCCTAGTATGGCAACTGACTTGTATCAGCAGCAAATTAACAATGAATTAAAGAGTATGGACCAACGTCTTTATGACTTGGAAGAGAAAATGTCTTCCATTGATGGGAAACTTACGCAAGTGGTAGATGCAATTCTAGGCAATCCTCTGACAAAGTCTGGTGGGTTTGTGGATAAAATTGAAATGTTAGAAGAGAAAGTTATTCTAATGGAGAAGAAGATTGAGAAGCAGGACGAATTCAGAAAAAGAATTACATGGACAGGCGGTATCATCATTGGCGCATTACTACTTTTAGAATACATCACTAAAATTTATACAAGTTTAGCTTAANAGATCATGCAAATCTCAAAACATCTAAGACTAGCAGAAATAACTAGAAGCGATACTGCTAAGCGTAATGGTATTGATAACACACCAACAGCAGAGCACTTAGAAAACTTTAAGCTACTGGCTGATAAAGTTTTTGAGCCTATACGAGAGCATTTTAAAACTCCAATATTCATAAGCTCTGGATACAGATCCAAAGAGCTAAATGCTTTTATTAAAGGCAGCGCATCATCTCAACATTGCAAAGGTCAAGCTATCGACATAGACATGGATGGAAGCAATGGAGAAGTGACCAATAGAATGGTATTTGATTTTATTAAAAATAAACTAGACTTTGACCAGCTCATCTGGGAGTTTGGAACAGACTTTAACCCTGATTGGGTTCATGTTAGTTACGCTAAAGGAGCAAACAGAAAACAAATTCTAAAAGCTGTTAGAGCTGGTGGTAAAACATCTTATCAAGCATTCAAATGAAACAGTTTGTAAAAGATTTATTCAATGATAATAACAGCATCAATGAAAAAGCTGTAGTGGGATTCATTGCTTTCTTCATGATGGTTATTTCTCTTGCTGTAGATTTAGCTACAGGATGGCTTGGTAGAGAGCTTCTNATNAATGAATTCATATTTGATGGATTCATGGTGATTACATTGGGTGCATTTGGAATTGCTTCTGTAGATAAATGGATTAATAAAACAAAAAATTCTAATAATGTTGGTGAGTAATAATTTAAAAAATCTAAATGGAAGAGATACTAAAAAATGTAGGAATTAATATTGGACTGATTGTAGCTGGTTTTTTTGGTAGTTTGTTACTGATCAACAAAAAATCTGCTGATAACATAAAAAATACACTAACTTCTATAATAGCTGGTGTGGCTTCAGCTAATTATCTTACTCCTGTAGTCATAGATTTATTCAATGTGGAGAAACAGAATTACACTTTATCAATTGCATTTATTTTAGGATTCTTAGGATTAAAAGGGGTTGAAATGATAACTTCTAAATTTATTAAAAATGGAAACGATAGTAAATTTAATAGCTAATAGCTTAATAGTATTAGGAATGTTGTTCTTTATCATTGGAGTATTTGGTAGAAAGAGCAAAGTGATTGATTCAATGCATCCTGTAGAAAAATTTCTACTTAAGTTAGCATTGTGTGGTACAGCTGCTGGTTCTTTGTTTAATTTATTAACAGCATCCACTCCTCAAAATTCAGAAATTTTACTTAATGTAGGATTGGCTTTTCTGTTTGTGTGGGCAGCATGGTTTCATTGGAAGTATTTTGTAAATAGTAATAAAAATCAATAAGTTTACATTAAATAAAATGGCAAAGGCAAAAGTTGCAGCAGTAGAACGTAAGATATCTTTTGGTAAGAAAAGACTTGGTAAAGCCAAGAACCTGAATACACCAAAGGGTAAGAAAGTTAAAAAATATAAAGGGCAAGGAAGATAATCATGGGCATACCTAACAAACAAATTGGCTGGAGTCAAGAATCCAATCTCCTTTGGGAAGTGTCTTCTCAATTAGAGAAGCTCACTTGTGTTACGTGCAATATCATGGGTACATCTGGAACATCAGGTAGCTCTGGTACAAGTGGTACAAATGGTGCTCCAGGAAGTATAGCTAATCTATAC